ATCACCTCTCATTGCTACTGAAGGAAAAGCCCCTTCAGAAATGGCAACATTGAAACACTTTTCAAATACATAGAAAGCACTATTCATTCTCAAGTTCAAACGTACCAACATGTTGAAGAGCATTAGCGCAACTTCTGGTGGCACGAATTTGTCGAACTTTTTGAAATCACCTGCGATTGCTCCTCTCAAGAAACCGTGTTTACTAAGGATATTACACATCTTAGTCCAGAAATCATCTTCTGTCGAATAACCCCATGCAGATTCTAATTCAATACCATGTTTCTTAAAAGCACCTACAATAGAACCAAAAAGAATTCTATCTCTAAGGGTCGTAAAGCAAGATGCTCCACAGAAAAACCTAATATCACCAGATGCATTCTTAGATGGTTTAACAACTTCTTGTTTTGCTGTATCCAGATAAGGAAAGTCAATAACTTCACCTTGTTTGGACAACTCCATCATCTTGTTAAAATCTGCTTCCACTTCAGGTTTTAATTTATACAATTTCTTGTCACCCGGAACATATGGTTCAATTACTTCCATTTGCTCCGTTTTTGGTCCCATAAATGGAAAACCAAATGATGTCGTAAAATTGAGTGCTTCTAAATTTTCAGTACCATTGATAGCTTCATGCAAAGTCAATGGTCGAATATCACATTTATTTCGTGTGAAACAGTCGAATAATTCTTCTTCCATTTCATCAACGATTCTCTTACATAAGTCCAAATCCTCGAAAGTTGGTTTCTGACTCATATTATGAAAAGCAGATCTATTTTGAGCAGAATGTTCATTGTCGTAGACACCATCTACTTTCTTTGTTTTCACAATAGGAGGTTCAAATTGGTCAGCATTTAAAAATGGTAAATCATCAGCAATCTCTGTCTTACGACAAGAATTAGTTGCTCCACCACTATGAACAAAACGATCGCCAAGATTTCTTACGAACTTTGCACAACCATCTTCAATGTACATGCCAGTACATCGCCTCTTGTTGATTTCACGGGATACTGGTTTGAAGCTTTTCCAAGAATATTCAGTATAGTCTGAACCACTAATTGGTAAAGCTGGAATCAAGTCTGGATGATCCTGCATTGCTTTTCGAATTCTACCAACATTGGGGATTTCAAAGTAAGTTGACATTGATGATGTTGCAATCACAATGCCACAAACACCAATGGCTTTTCCTCCAATATCCAATATGAGAGCACTCCCACAATTTCCTTTCTTGCCAATAATAGAATTGGTTTCAAGTGAATTGTGAATGATAAATTCGCGATTTGGTAAACTATAAGTGATC